AGCAAGGGCGCGCGGCTTGAGCGCGATTGGGCGATCCACCTCAATCTAGAGGTCTTCGATCCACCAACGACCCCGGAGGCGATCCCACCTGCATCGATCCGGAGGCGGTGCCGATGAGCCGGATATATGTCAAGCACATCGTGTGCTGCCGGGACTGCCCGGACATCGAGCACAGCGACGCCGGATGGTACTGTGAGCGGACGGGGCACGCACTCTTTGATCCCTATGATACTATTGACCCGAACTGCCCCCTCCAGGTGGTGTCGGAATGAGCACGGCATTCTTCCTCGATGGATTATATCTCGTCGTCCGCGACCGTGATGATCCGACCGACTGCCGCGACGCGCTCCGCTGGTACTACCTCGTCGAGGACATCCTGGAGAACGGGAGGCCCGCAGAATGTTCCTGAACTGCGGGCAGGCCACCCCCTCAAAAGATGCGGTCCGCCTGGTGATCTGGGACGGCGCCATCGAGTATGTGTTCACCCTAACGATCCCGGACGTCTCTGCCCTGCTCCAGGAGCGAGCGGAGTCGATCCCCGTCGGGCGGCAGTTCGGGCTCCTCGAAAACAAGGCATACGGCAGGGCGCGGCTCACCAACCCCTGCGCGGATGGGCAGCGGAAAGGGGTTGCTTTCTGGTTCCCGTGCTTCCCGGGCCGGTTGTTTTCAGTCTCGCGCGTGGGGCTCGCTGGGGTTGCCCGGAGTGTCACCCGGGGCGCGGGGGACCACTGGCTGGATGCCGTGGTCTCGGAGATGATCCCGGACCCGGGGCCGGTGCGGGCGTCCGCGCGGGACTGTTTCGGCTGCCAGGATCTTGAGATTCGCCAGTATCGCGACCGGAAGATCCGGGTCTGCGGGGTGTCCGGGACGACGTTCCGGCAGACCGCGACGTGCCCGAAGATGACGACGACGCGCCCGGAAATGGCGTCAATTTCAGGAGGCGATTATCAGTGAGTGCAAGCAATCAAGGACTGGCAGCGTTCGGCGTCGCTCCGGAGTGCGGGACCGCCTACCTCTTCGACCGGGAGATCGCCCGGATCGTCGGCGAGGGGCAGGCGGGGCCCATTCGCGCCGTGGTGCGCGCCTGGGACCTTGTGGCTCCTGGACGATACACGGTCGTTACGGCAAGCGATACCGATCCAGGAGTCTTACTGGAATGGCAGCGGTTCAAGGCCTATAATCAGTACTGGGTGATCGGCGATGAGTCCTGAGCCGATGACCTGGTATCGAGGACACATGATCCCTCGTGCCGAATACGAGCGGATCATGGCGGGGGGACCCGCTCCCGCGGCTCAGGCGGATATAACACCCGGGGGTTTATCAGATGTATCGAAGGAGTTATCAGACGACAAACCGGCGGCCTCTATGGCAACTATCAAACCGGCCGCTGTTGCGGTCGGTGGCACGCAGCAAGCGATGCCTACCGTGGAGACGAGACAGAGCGACGAAAAACATGAGGCGATGGGTCCGCGAGGTGCTGAAAGTGCGCCACGAGGAGGGGTCCTGGAAATACCGGAGCAACTCCGCGGCTGCCGGTTCATCCTCGTAAAGCCGAAGGATAAGCCGGCGATCGAGCGAGGCTGGCAGACGACCGCAAATTATGCGTATGATGACCCCCGGCTCCTGGCACACATCGCGGCCGGCGGGAACTATGGGGTGATGCCGGCGGGTGGGGCCTGTATCCTCGACGCAGACAAGACCGACCGCCTCATGGAGATGGGCATGCTTGACCGGCTCCTCGACACGTTCGTCGTCCGGACCGGGAGAAAGGATGGGTTCGGTTCGCACTTCTATCTCCGGTGCCCGGACGCGCCGGCGGAGAAGTTCATCCTTCGCGACCCTGAGACCCGAGAGGACCTCGGCGACCTGCGCGGGAGTGGTCATCCGTCGTTCTGCGTGGGGCCGGGCTGCACTCATCCCTCTGGCGGACGCTACGAGATTGCGAACGATGCGCCGCTGCTGGAGATCCCGTGGGCGGAGCTGAAGGCGCTGGTCGTCGACCCGTGCACGCCCCCACAGCGGGAGATTACGGTCCCCCGCATCCCGCGGACGCCCCGGAGCATCACGATCTCGGACGCGCTCGACCTGCGGGTGACAGACTTCCTGATGCCCCAGAACCCGACCGTCCGGGACACCGGGGAGATCGAGGGCGTGCACCCGGTGCACGGGTCCGAGACCGGCACGAACCTGACGATCTCGGCGAACAACCAGGAGTGGTGGTGCCGTCGCCATCAGACCGGAGGGGGTCCGCTTGAGGCTCTCGCGGTCGCAGAGGGGATCATCGAGTGTGCAGATGCCTGTCCCGGATGCCTGCAAGGGCATTGGCCGGCTGTCTTCGATGTGCTGGAGGCCAGGGGCTACGGCGAGCAGATCAAGGAGTGGGAGTGGGAGCGCGGGAAGCGTGAGGTTACTACGGTCACGACCGCGCCGGAAGGCGAAGGCGAAGAACAGGCGATCGTGGAGGTGCCGGTGGTGCTCCCGACGATCCTCCTGACGAACCGCCACATGCACGAGGTGACAGCCGATGCCATCCGAGCACTCACGGAGGCGAACGACCCCCCGACAATGTTCCGTCGCGCTGCCGGCCCGGTCAGGGTGGAGCGGGACGAGTATGCCCGCCCGACGATCCGGCCGTTTACGGAGCACGGGCTCCGTGGAGTCATGGACCGTGTGGCAGTCTGGATCTCGATGAAGGTCGAGAAGGGCGGAACCATTCGGGAACGGCCGGAGTATCCGCCGATCTCGATTGTGCGCGACGTGCTGAACCGGCCGGATACTGATTGGCCGCTGCCGCCGCTGCACGGGATCGCGAAGAGCCCGATCCTGCACCTGGACGGGACGATCCGTGTCGTGGAAGGATACGACCCAGTCACGTGCATGTATCTCGCCCCGGAGCCGGGGTTCGTGCTCGGCGAGGTGCCGGACGACCCGACCCCTGAAGACGTCGAGGCGGCGAAGGCTGTGCTCCTTGAGATCTATTGCGATTTTCCGTGGGTGGATCTGGCGAGCCGGTGGAACGCCGTCGGGGCGATCCTCACGGGGATCTTCCGGCCGATCATCGCCGGCCCGGTGCCGTGCTGGATGCTGGTGAAACCGCAGGCCGGCACCGGGGCGTCGCTCGCACAAGGGGCGACGTATACCGCGATCACTGGGGAGACCCCGCCGGCGAGCGTGACCCCGAAGTCACCCGAAGAATGGGAGAAACGTGCTCTCTCTACTCTCATGTCGGGCGCACCGGCACATATCTGGGATAACCTGGAAGGGAACTTCCGGTCGGACGTGCTGGCGGCGCTCCTGACGGCGTGGGAGTGGAAGGGCCGGGTGCTCGGGAAGTCTGAGGATATCTGGGTGCCGCAGCGGACCGTCTGGATGGCGAACGGAAATAATGTGCAGATCGGGGGCGACCTTGCCCGCCGGCTCTATCTCTCCCGCATGGACGCGGAGCAGGCTATGCCGTGGCTCCGGGAGGATTTCCAGCACCCCGACCTGATCGGCTGGGTGAAGGAGCACCGGGGCCGTATTGTGGCGGCTGCGCTGACCCTCGGCCGGGCATGGATCCGGGCCGGGTGTCCGGACCCTGAAAAGATGCCCCCGCTCGGAGGGTTCGAGGACTGGCGTCGGGTTGTCGGCGGGGTCCTGGAATTCGCCGGTGCGACCGAGTTCATGGCGAACGCGATGGAGACCTACCTAGAGGCCGACGTAGAACTCCGACAGTGGGAAGCGTTCTTGTCGGGGATCTATGACACGTTCGGCTCGACCCCGTGGACAGTCGCTGAATTAAAGGCGCGCCTGGATCGCGAGGTCAAGGAAGTGACCGCGTTCAAGGTCCGGATCACGGACGGGCTGCCGGACGATCTCGGGGCCGCGTTCAGTGACCCGCGCAGATCATTTACCCATACTCTCGGGCGGGCACTCGCCCGGCAGGACCGCCGCCGGTTCCCCTCGGGGCTGATGATCGCACGCGGGCAGACGGTGAACAGGGCCGCTCAGTGGGTCATCGTACAGACGCAAGACGCCGATCCGAAACTCATAGACAAGGAGGTGCCGTGAGCATGACACAGACGATTCGACCGGGAAACAAACTCATAAAACTCATAAAATTTTTGACCGGGAAACAAACTCATAAAACTCATAAACTCATTCGAGAGGGTTGCGCGATAATTTCGACCGGGAAACAAACTCATAAAACTCATAAAACTCATGGCGTTTCGATAGGAAACAAACTCATAAAACTCATAAAAAAGGGCGGCGTAGATGAAACTCATGAGTTTCTTAAGGCTTCTCCGCGCCCCGATAAGGGGTTTGCGTGTTTTACTGGGAGATTGTATACCCAGTATGAGTTTTATGAGTTTCCCCCAGCCTATACGCGTGAGGAAAAACAGTACCGTACTGGAGTAAAAACATGTACAAGAAGGGACTGGAAACAAACTCATAGAACTCATAAACTCATAAGGCGACAGGAGGGGGTCTGAGTGGTCGCCACCACTCCTGCCTCCCGTAAGGCCAAGGGGCGGCGGCTGCAGCAGGCGGTCCGGCAGGACCTGGTCGACTGCCTCGGCATCGACCCGGGCGACATCTTGTCGACGGCGATGGGGCAATCCGGATGCGACATCTACCTCTCACCGGCGGCCCGGGCACTCTTCCCGTACGGGGTCGAGTGCAAAGCCCAGGAGACCATCTCGCTGCCGGCCTGGTGGGAACAATGCAAAACGAACGCCGAGGCGGAGGGGCTCGCCCCCCTCCTCATCCTGAAGCAGAGCCGGCGGGCGGCGCTGGCCGTGCTCCGGTGGGAGGACCTCCTCGCGCTGCTCCAGAACATCCCGGCAAATTTGCCGGAAGGTTCCGACGGGGGATGGGCATGACTAGGATCATCCGCGTCGAGACCTGCGACGAGTGCCCCCATGCCGCCGGCTCCCGGAGCTGCCGGGCAAGCCAGTGGTGCGACGAGGGCGGCATCCTCCGCTGTCGAAAGTTCACTGACTACTTCGTCATCCCAGAGTGGTGCCCGCTGGAGCAGGAGGGTCCCGACTGGCGGCCGCCGGCAACCATCGACCTGCACGGTCCACCACGCTATGCACGGAGCACGACCGACGGGGGGGACCTATGAAACCTCCTCGCACCCTCTCGGTCTCGGCCGCCCTCCACTCCCGGCTCTGGCTCCTCAAGATCCGGCGCAAGGCTCGGACCCTCGACGAAGTGATCGAGCAGGCCCTGGACGCCCTCGAAGAGCAGGAGGCCAACGATGGATAGGACACTCGGCCGGCAGTGTACGATCTGCAACCACCCGCAGCGGGGGGAGATCGACAAGGCCCTCGTCGCGGGCGTCGCATACCGGCGCATTGCCGCAGAGTATGGGGTCTCAGACGGCTCCCTCCGTCGGCACAAGAAAAACGGTCACATCGCGGAGCAAATCGCAAAAGTCGCTAAGAAAAAGGAGATTAGGCAAGCTAAGCAGATAGCGGCTGCCGTTGAGGAAAAGGAGCGGTACGAGGTTGCCTCGGTCGATAAACTCCTCAAGATCATCGAGGCCCTCCTCGCCGAGTGCCTAGGGATGGTCCGGGGCGCGACGGCAGGCGATGAGAACACGAAACTCCGGGCGGTCCGCGAAGCCCGGGAGACCGCCAAGCTCCTCCTGGAGGTGCAGGGCGAACTCGCCGCGAACCCCGTCATCAACATCTCGCTCGTCGAGACGCAGCTGAACGAAATCCGCGCCCTGGTCCTCGGCGACCTCTGCCCCGTGTGTCAGGCGGTGGTCGCGCAGCGGCTCAAGGACCGTAAGCAGCAGAAGGTGATAGACGCATGATTACTGCTAAAAAGGAACATATTGATGTACCGATCTCAAACCTCATCCCCTACGAGCGCAACCCGCGCAAGAACGACAAGGCCGTCAAGAAAGTCGCGGCGTCGCTCGAACAGTTCGGCCTCGTGAAAAACTCCGTGGTCGTCGACGAGAACATGGTGCTCCTCACGGGCCATACGACCCTGAAGGCGATGCAGTCGCTTGGGTGGAAGACTTGCCCTGCGGTCACGCAGGTCTTCGGTCTCACCGAAGAGGAGAAGGTCGCATACCGGATCGCTGACAACAAGCTCGGGGAGCTGGCAGAGTGGGACCTCGACCTCCTCGCCGGAGAGCTGGCGAGCCTGGACGAGGTCGGGTTTGATGCGGAGTTGACCGGGTTCGATACCGACGCCCTCGCCGAGATGTACCCCCCAGAGAAACTGGATGTGGCGGAGGATGACTACGAGCCGCCGGTCGAGATCGAGACTAGCATCCAGCGCGGCGACCTCTTCCGGCTCGGGCGGCACCGCCTGCTCTGCGGGGACTCGACGAGCGCGGAGGATGTGGGGCGGCTGATGGATGGGAAGAGGGCGGATCTCCTGCTGACTGATCCCCCATATGGGGTATCTTATGTGGGCAAGACGAAGGATGCGCTGACAATCGAGAATGATGCCCTGACAGAGGAAGGTCTCGAAGAGTTGATACGCGGGGCATTCTCCATTGCTGAGACTAATTGCCGCCCCGGCGCATACTGGTACGCAACGGCCCCGCCGGGACCGTTGCACCTTCTCTTCGCAGACGATTGGAAAGCCAGAGGTATCCTTCGGCAGATTATGGTCTGGGTGAAGGACAGCATGGTCCTCGGCCACAGCGAGTATCACTACCAACACGAGCCGATCCTCTTTGGCTGGATGCCGGGCGAACGGTACAAAAACCCCGACCGCACTCGGACGACTGTGTGGGAATGCCCGCGCCCGAATGCCAGTCGAGAGCACCCCACCATGAAACCCGTGGCGCTATGGGCGCGGGCGATTCAGGATGGTTCGAGGGAGGCAGATCTTGTTTTCGACCCCTTCCTCGGCAGCGGCACGACCCTCGTCGCCTGCGAGCAACTCGGGCGCACCTGTTACGGCATGGAGATCAGTCCGCAGTATTGTCAAGTGATCATCGACCGGTGGGAGAGGCTCACCGGGCAGAAGGCGGAGAAGGTCGATGCCTGATCCCGCCTCTCTTATCGACGAGTGGACGGAGAATCTCCTCCGCGACCTCGACCCCGAGTATGCCCGGGAGGCCCTCTGGAGTAGGCTCGGCCTCCGCCCGCAGCCCGGCCCACAGACCGACTTCCTCGGCTCCGATGCCGACATCACTATCTACGGCGGCGCGGCCGGGGGCGGAAAGTCCTTCGGCCTCCTCCTCGCCCCGCTCCAGTGGTCGCACGTCCCCGGGTTTGGTGCGGTCATCTTCCGCCGGACCACGGTGCAGGTGCGGGCCGAGGGCGGCCTCTGGGACGACAGTGCCGAGATCTATCCCGCGCTTGGCGCCACGCCCCGGGAACAGCAACTTGAATGGCGGTTCCCCGCCGGCGCCACCGTCTCCTTCGCCCATATGGAGTACGAGCGTAACCGCCTCGATTGGCAAGGCTCGCAGATCTGTCTGATCGGGTTCGACGAGCTCACGCACTTCACCTGGCGGCAATTCTCCTACATGTTCAGCCGGAACCGGAGCACCT